TGAACCTGTCACTCAAAGTAAGGTTGATAGTGGTAAGGTTAGGATTTTTTCCGGAACACCACTAGACTTTACTCTAGTTGTGCGTAAACAGATGATGGGTTTTATACGTTTCTTACAGAGAAATAGAGATGCATTTGAAGCTTGTCCAGGACTTATTGCTCAATCCAGAGAGTGGCATGACATGTACATTAAACTTACCAAATTTGGTACTAAAAGATGTATTGCTGGTGACTTTAAAGCTTTTGATAAAAGAATGGCGTGTTAATTTATGCAGGCTGCTTTTCAAATCATCTATTGGATATGTGAACTTTCTGAAAATCATTCTGTTAGTGATCTTAAAATTATTAAAGGTTTTGCTACTGACACATGTAACGCATTTACTAATTTTAATGGAGATTTAATTGAGTTTTTTGGTTCAAATCCATCTGGACACCCTCTAACTGTCATTATTAACTCCTTAGTGAATTCTCTTTATATGAGATATGCATATGCCATTCTTGTACCAGAGGACCCACAAAGTTTTGTTTCTAATGTTGTTTTGAGAACATATGGCGATGATAATGTAATGAATTCTAATTCAGATGCGTTTAATCATACTTCTATTGCTAAGGTTCTAGGGGACATTGGTATTGTCTATACTATGGCTGATAAAGCTGCAAAAAGTGTCCCATTTATAGATATTAAGGATGTTACTTTCTTGAAACGAAGGTGGAGATTTGATTCTGATGTCGGACAATTTATGGCTGAATTAGAACATGATTCTATTAATAAAATGTTGACTACGTGGGTTCAATCTAGATCAGTTTCTCCACAAGAACAAGCTTTATCTACTATTGAAACTGCCTGTCGAGAATACTTTTATTATGGGAAAGAAACTTTCAATGAGAAAAGAGCATTGCTTTCTCAAGCTATTGTGGACAATGATTTATCTTTCCTTATGAAAAATCCTTTACCTACTTGGGATGAACTATTAGAATCATACCATAATGCTCATAGAAAATCTGTATCATCTGAGGAAAATATTGAAATGCAAGCTCAAGAAATACCAATGCACACTATGATTGTACCTACGTTGTTAATACAACAGTATGTCATTTGTATATCTTTATACATAATGTGTATTTTAGGAGTATATTTTGTATATATGCCAATTCGTGATTATATATTTGGATTCTAATCCATTACTATTTGTACCATATACACTTATTACTTTGACTATAATTTAATTGAAAATACTGAATATTACATATATATTTATTTATTTAAAGTATCATTTTATGATACATGACGAGCACCCCTTTAGAATTTTAAGTACAATGAACAATAATAACAATAATTCTAATATTG